TTCTTCTACATACATTTCAAAATGGTCTTTCATAAAACTACTCATTTTCTTTTAAAACTCCCATCAATTTTTTCTCGTACCATTCTGCTTTCTCCAAATCCTGTATTCCGTTCTTGTATCTAAATCTCCAGCGATATTTCAAAGAGTTGCCGCGTAAATAGCCTACAAATTCTTCGTGTGTAAGCATAGCTTCTATAGCATCTATACATTCTATATCGCCTTTGTTATAGTGTGGTGGATGGTTAACTAAGTCTTTCATTTCTTCCTCGTTGTAGTAAATCATTTTAGCCATTATTCTTCTCTCCAATTCTTAGGCAAATTATCTTTATGAAACCATCTGAATTTATTTCGTTCTGCCCATTCAGCATGGCTTCGTTTAGTGCCGTCTTTTCTTTTTTTAGCGGCAGGCATCGCCGCATAAGGATCTGAAAATAAAAATACTAACTCGCAATCTTCTGGTAAATATTCTCTAACCCACTTGTATTTGCTATACTCAGGATAATCCCAGAATCTACCTTTAGCTTCTAAGTATATGATTTTATTATCAATTACTTTAATAAAGTCTGGATGATATTTATGTTGTATAGAATACTCCACCAATCCTTTATGGTGTTCCCAATTCTTCAACTCATTTTGATGGAGTTCATACTCCCATCTAGAGTGATATCCTTTAGGTAAATTCTTTTCCTTTGGTCTTTTTACTCTAGGCTTTCTCATTAGATTATTTCTCCTGTTGGATCATAGTTTTTAGAAAGCTTCCAATAAGTTAAAATACTATTAAACATTGCTAAATGTTTTTCATGTGATTCTTTATCCCATATATAACAAGCAATCAAGTCTGTTTGTTTTCTATCTACAAATATAGATACTCGTTCAGGGTTATCAAAGCCTAATCCTTGTGCATAAGCTGAGAGTTGCATCGCATGGCTATCATATACTAATCGTTTAGGATTCTTACCTTCAAGATTATCTTTAGTTTTGAAGTCTACGAAGATTCCTGATTCAGAATAAAGATCTATCATACCACCATAGCCTTCATCAGCGCAGAAAGAATCTTCTGCTATCCATGTTTCATCAGGATAGTATTCATCTAAATAGTTTTTTATTTCTTTATATGGTTTGTTTGTAGAAGTACCAAGAAATCCTTTTTCAATCATGGCGTGTATTTTTGTACCGCGTTCAGCCGCTTCCATGCCAGGTTTCTTAGCATCCTGTTTGCATCTGTAAATAAAAGATCCTTCTGACTCTTCTTCTCCTCTCTCTAATGTAAGCGCAGAATTTAAAGCCTGATTTATTTTCCAGTTCTCTAAAGATGGTTTAGCAATTAGATCCATAATAGTAGTGACAGAAGGAACTAAACCTAAAAGCCTTGCATCTCTTAAGTTAGTATTTCTTTCTTTGCCATTAACACCTATGATAGTGTACATAGGTTCTCCCTCTTGGGTGTACCAATGTCCTGATTCAGATGTATGTTTATTATATACCTGTGATTCTGATTTGTCAATTGTTTTTTTATTCATCTCTATGCTCCACAAATCTAAGCTCTCTAGTTTCAGGATTAAATCCTAAAATTCTAACTCCTAGTTTAACTTGTTTTTTAGTTCTTGAATGAGGAAGATTAGACATGTGTTGATAACCATGTGTTTGTTTCTTAAAAGTTTTAACATCTATTAATTCCATGTCTCCTTTTTTATTCATTGCTATCATATCAACAGGTCCTGTACATCCTGAGTTTTGAAAGACTTCATAACCATGATCCCATAACCATGTGACTGCATAGTATTCAGCAAAGTCTCCTTTCCTTTTTATATTCATTATTTTTTTCTTAATGTGTTTCATCCCATCCATTTCCTATTTTGTATTCACCATCTAAAGGACAGCGAAGATTTAAATATTCTCCTGCTTGTTGAATTGCTTGAACACCTAGTTCACCAAGGCGTGATGCCTCTTCTTCTAAAACTTCTACTTGCCATTCATCATGTACATTGGCAACAAAATTAAAGTTTAATTTTTCTTCTTTAGCAAGAGTGTTTAACATAATTAACGCTACCTTCATTACAATAGCACCCGCACTTTGTAGTAAAGTATTTAGAGCCGCGTGTTGGTGGCGTACAAAAACCTTTCTACCGTCTAATCCTTTAAGATAAGTTCTTTGTGCCGCTTCTTCAACTCTACTTCTAAGAGATTTAAATGATGGGAGATTATTAAGAAACTGTTGTCTAAGTCGCTTACCAGTTGCTCTATTTCCGCCAACCACCTCTCCAAGTTTTGCATCTCCTGCACCGTATAAAAGCGCGTAGACAAAACTTTTTGATTTATCTCTAGATTTAAGTCCTGCAATTTCTTTATTGCGGGTGTGGATGTCTCCATGTATAAGTTCATTTGTATATTCCTTATCGTTCATATAGTGTGCAAGCATTCTTAATTCTAATCCCGAAGCATCAATGCCTACAAGTTTGTATCCTTCAGGTACTGTCCAACAAGCTCTGCATTCTTTACCATACTCACTTTTAATAGAAGGAACCTGCGCCATATTAGGACTACGATGACTCATTCTATTAGTAATAGCACCTATTGAAAAGACTCTACCATGTACGCGCTTGTCTTCTACTACATCAAACCAAGAATTAATTTGCGCTATACGTTTTTGTAATAATAAAAACTCTGCAATCATTCTTGCTTCAGGTATGTGTTTTATTTTATTTAATGTTCCTTCGTCTATAATAGGCTGACCAGTTGGAGTAAACCTATTAGGTTCCCAACCAAAGTCTTTAAGATACTCACCTATTTGTTTGCGGGAACCAAGATTAAACTCTTGATACTTCTTGCGCATGAAAGGTTTATAATCTTTAGTTTGAAATACTCTTTCATATTCTGCATCAGTCAATCCTCTTTTAGAAAGATCTCCGTCTTTCTTTATATAAGGAGTAACTATTTTATCGTCAACCCACTTAGGTTTGAATACTTTATGTACCTCATCCTCTACTTCTTTCATGCGTTTCTTTAAAGAAACTAGAAGTTCCATAGCTTTTTTCTCGTCAAAATAAAACCCATGCTCTTCTTGTTGTTGTAATATTTTAGTAACTTCATGTTCTACTTCAACTGAATCTTTACTGAAAGAACTACCATCTAATAAAAGTCTATCATATAACGCTTCATTAACTATAACATCCTGCTCACAATAAGGAATCATTTGTGGATCAAACTCATCCCACTGTAAAGGCTTCTCTGCTTTATATATCTTTAATCTATATCCCCAACTTTCTAAACCATGTCCGCCTTCACGTACTGGATTAAATAATCTCGACATAACTAACGTATCTATAATCTCTTTATCTTTAAGAAGATCTATATTATATAATTTATTTAGTACAGGAATATCAAATCCTATAATATTATGCCCAATTAAAATGTCTGCTTTTTGTAATAATTCTATGCCATCTTCAATATTATCTTCATCATATCTAAATATAAAAGTATCTCCTTTATATTCTTTAGCGACAATACACCAGATTTTATCTGGCGCAAGACCATTACATTCAATATCAAATGTTAATTTAGAAATCTGATTTTTCATTATCGAATGTCTCCTCATTTGTAAGTTCACTTAATCTGCCTGTGTCTGCATCATAAAGCAGAGAACAAGCATACCCTGTATATCCTGTGTATCTAGATTTTAATACGCGGACAATTGTTGTATTGGCTTCTGTAAGATCATCAGCTTGCTGATTTCTTTCAATAGCAACTACACTATCGGATAGTTGCGCTATACTTTGAGAGCCTTTAAGATGACTCAACGAAACTTGAACACCTTTCTCATGTCCTAAGTCTCCACCTACTCTGCGTAGATGTGATACAAGTATCATACCTACACCAGTTTCTTCTACAAGACTTCTTAACTTAGTCATGAGAACATCTATACCACGCCTCTCGTCTGTGTCAGGTAGTGATGATACAAGCATATGAAGATGATCTATAATAACCCACTCACATTCACAACCAATAATCATATATCTTAATTTAGAAAAGATCTCATTGATATCATTGACGCCAAGATGAGCGTGTATAAAGACACGACCTTTCTGTATAGTTTTATCAAATAAATTAGACAGCTTATCTTCTGAATAATTATCTCTAATCTCATTTATATATAGTCTGTCGTTAGCTTCAATTGATATGATACCATCGGCGGTGCGTTGCCAATTCTCTTCGAGTGCCATGATACCTATGTTATCCTTTGTTTGTTTAATCAACCAGTGTTCTAGTTCTCTAACAACACTACTCTTACCAAGTCCTGTTCCACCTGTTAGTGTTAGGAGTTCATTCTTTCTTAAACCATATAGTTTTTTATTTAATCCTTCATAAGGATAAGCAATGCTTTCTTTTATTTCTCTAGTAATCCACTTATCTTTTTTACTGGATAACTCTAATATTCCTGAAGGTGTATATGGCTTTGCTTCGAACCATGCTTTAGTAAACTCTGCAAATCTATTATTGTTGAGCATATCATTAGCATCTTTGTATCCATTAGGCAGTTGTAATATCTTAGCTTTGCCAGGTTTTAATATACGCGCAACATCTCTTGCCGCTTTTCTACCTGCTTTATCATTATCGAAACAAATAATTACTTTATCAAATGATTCAATAAATTCTATGCTATCTCTTACATCACGAACAGCACCTGCAGATCCTCTTTTGATAGAGACAACAGCAGATTTAATTCCTAGTTCAACAACGGCGAGAGCATCACACTCTCCTTCTGTTATTGTAAGAGGCATTTTTGATTTACCATATAGTTGTTCGCCAAATAAACCAGTACCTTCATAAGTACCATTAACTCTAAAGCTTTTGTTATTAACATATCTAGTTTTCACAGCACCAATTTCGTTGCCGTTATAATATGGGTAGATGTGTTCTATAACACTACCATCATTACCATATACAACACGAACACCATATCTTTTTGCTGTTTTTTCTGTTATATTCCTATCAGTTAAAGCACCATAAGTACCCGCGTATGAATTTAAATAAGATGTATTGTTCACTTTATTAATTGTCGTTGTTCCTTTTGGATTTTTGTAGTCTGTAAAAAATGTACCGCAACTAAAGCATTTAGCAGAGCCATCACCATTTAATGATACTGGATCTGAACCGCCGCATTTAGGACAAGGTAGTTTGTGTTTTACAAATGTACTTTGTTTTAATTCCATTTCTATCTCCATAAAATGAAAAGGCTAGACCTATGTTGCGCGTTAATTACTCGCGTCCTTTAACACAGGTCTAACCCAGTTTAATTTAAGAATCAGTAGTTTCTTCTACTTCTTCCGTTTCTTCTACCTCAGAATCTTCAGAACTTTCAGGCATTGGCGCATGTAATTGTCGCAATATATCTGCCCACCCATTTCTTCTGATTTGAGTATCTATTCTACGATCATCAAGTTTAACTGCTTCAGAATCAAGCATAACAACATTGTTAAATGCTCTGACTGATGCAGAACTGTCTAATTCATCTTGAAATATTTCTACTCCTTGATGAAGGATAGAGATTCTATTTTCATTAGTCTCTGCCATTAGAACTCTTCTCCACCTGCGAGCAATTCATCTCCATCTTGGGAACGACCTGCTACTAGATCAACAACTTGAACTGCTTGCAAATCAAAACCTGCGTAATTGCCGTATTGATTTTCGCCAGTATATTCAGTGAACTGAACTTTTACTGTAGATCCATTGCCTATTTGAATATCAACTTCATTCTTGTCAATATCAAATAGTCTAGGAGCCGCGCGTTTCATGCCGCTTGGTCCATCAACTTTACGTCTTGCGACCATATAAAAACCATCCTCATCCTGTTTAACAGGGAACCCTCTGGATTTATACTCATTGTATTCTTCTTCAGAAACTTCCAAGTTAATAGTATAAGTCGGTTGAAATTTAGTATTTGGAGTTGTAATCCATGCATACTTACATTTACCTTTCTTAATCATTTACTTTTCCTCTATTAGATTAATATTAATTTAGTGTAAGGGTTGTCGAGCAGTCTACCCTTACAAGACTTAATCGGTTCTTTATTTAGGAGATAGAGGGCATCCCGATACTCTAAGTTCATCCCTTTTCTCTTTTACTGCCACCAATTATACCACAAAACAGGAATAATTGCAAGCAAAATTTAATGTAATTGTGTGTCGTCTTCTTCTTCTGTCTCAGTAATGCGTAATTCAAGACCAATGCCACCATCAGTTCTTGAGATCATCTTTCTTATTTCTCTAAGTGGTTCTAGTTCCGCATCAAAATCCCAGACGGCATCATCCTTCAATCGTTTTATATGATATAGATATGCTACATTAGGTAGCTGTACTATATTATCTATTACTTCTTCTGGAGTAACACCAAAGTTTTTTAATTCTGTTGGTTTATTATTTCCTGCCATCAATACTGTTGCTACATATTCGTCCATAATACTTCCTTTGTTTTTTGTTTTTTATTGTATAAAGTTTCTAATTCTTTAAATGTTTTTATTTGTGGGTTTCTTTTTAATTGTTTTAATATCCAACGATCAGACATAAAAGATAACTCAAACTGTCCGTTAAGAAATGTGTGTGTTTCAGCACTTAAATATTCTACGATATTTTCTGTTGTAATTTGTGCGCCATCAACTTCAGATAATAGACTGCGCAACCATTCAACTTGAATAAGTCTCATAGTTTCCTTCAATTTTTTAATTTGTTTTTTCTTCATAAGATAAAGTCCTGTATTGGTGGTTCATATTCATCAAGAAATTTTATATTGAATCCTTCTTCTTGTTCTAATATAACTGGAACCATTAATGCATTACCAAAAATTGTTTTAGTTTCTGTTAGTCCTTCAACTTCAAACCAATATAAATCTTTCTCTTTAGATAGGTTTGTTTGTGATTGATAATACAACGCATAGTTGTGATTATACCATAATCTTTCTACAAAGTCTACTTCTAATATAATAGTAATTGTTTTATCTAAACTGAAGTCACCGCCTTCAATGTTTTGAGACAGCACTACTTCTTTTATTGTTTTTTCTTTTGGGTTTATATAATAACCTTTCATATTAATATCCTGATTTATAAATTACGAAGCCGTTGTCTTCAACTTTAGCTTTACCTTTAGCAAGTAGTCCTACAACTACATTGTCTTCATCCATGAATCTCATGTCATGCTTATCACCATCAATAACTTTACGACCACGAAAAGTTTTAGGTAGTTTTTTATGGAATACAACTGCTATATTATACTTAACTTTATTAAAGTTATTAGCATACTTAGAACTAGCTTCACTATATGACCATGTTAAATGATAATTTATTAGGTGTTTTATTTTTCTTGTAGGAATTTTAGTATAGTCATACCATTGTACTTGCGGAAACATCTCAAATATGTTCTGCCCGCACTCAACTATAATCTTTTCCCATTGTATATCGGATGTACCATTCAATCTAATAGCAGGCTTCTTACCTTTACGATCACACGCTTTAATAAATTTTATAACATCAAGTACTAACTGCGTCATAAACTCCGCCTGGTCATTAAGAAACAGATCAGTCTTGCGTTGTCTAGCATCTTGCACACTAGGGAATATACCTGCCACACCTGCTGTATTTAAACAAGCATCTTTACATCCCGCCTCAATCTGGTAAGGACAGATGCGTGTATTGACTGGTCGCAGGTGCATGATACATGACCAGTATTCATCTGATAGTTTATTACTCTTGGCAATCTTTGGATTGCTGTCTACTGATAATAGTTTATAATTACTCATGGATACCATCCCTTCTAATTTCTTCATCGAAATCAAGATCATCTGGTCTGCCATCCTCAATCAAATAGCGATAAGCTACCTGTCCAATAAAACTATTATCAGATTCAGGATGGTTCTTTTCAACTAGTATATTCTTAACTGCTTGTACAAACCTAGATGTTTCATTACCTACATGGTTCTCTAAAGCAGGAAAGGATTTACATAATAATGCAATGTTTTCTATGCGCCTCAATGCTAAGTCAGCAACATCTCTTACTGCACTTTCAGCACCAATCAGTTCGTCTTTGATTTTACTCATCAGACACCTCCTTTATTAAATTTAATACATTCTTTCATAGCATCTTCTAAAAAATAATGGTCGCTACTTTCAGTTCGATCACCAGCTTTCCCATCTGATACTTGAAACTCGGTAAACTTACCAATATTCTCTTCCCCAGAACAATTTCCAGTTATTCCTATAACAATACACCAACCATTGGGCTTGTCTTTTTGAAAGAAAGCCATTTCTTTTTCGTCAAATATAAAGTTATTCATGGTCTTTCCCCCAATATATCATCAACTCTTTGTTGAATAAAAATCATTCGTGCTTCATGATCAAATATTTCTAAAGCGTCTGCCTCGGTACATGCTTTTGTAATAGCTTGTGTCCACTTATCGCCTTGTACTTTTATAAAATTAAGTACCATTTCTGTATAGTTTACTTCGATTGTCATTTGTTTTACCTCTCAAAATGATATGTTCTAGGATTTTCCAATCCATTAATTAATTTAATATTCTTCATGCCCCGCATTTTGAATATGCCCTCAACTAAAAGATTGTAATCGTTTTGATTATTCAATCTGATAACTAAGGACATATTTTTATGCTGTCGCAGATAGTTTCTAGCATCTTCGACACTTTTAAGATTCAACTTAATGCCGTAGTGTATAGATTCTATCATGCCACCAACTTCAAACTAGGAATCATCTTCTCATTTAAAGTCTTTCTAACTTTGTCAAGCCGATCAATTTGTAATGATGCGTAGTTTCCAATAGATGATTTCTTAGTTACAGAACCATGTGTTGCCCATTCAGTCATAGCATTATATAATGCCCACGCTGTACCATCTAATTGTCTATTATTGACTATCCAATAATCCCACAATTTAGATAATGTTTTATTTCTAATTACATCTGGTTGATATAAAATTTCAGTTGTATATTTTCCAGAATTTAAATGCGCATCTACTGTTTTAGCCTTAGATAAATGTGCCAATATAGTCATAGCATCATTGTTTGTTATCTTAGTATCAACCATCTCTTGCCACAATTCAGTTTCTTGATCGTAGAATCTAACAGCTTCTGATAATTTATCAGCAACACGCTGTAGATTAAGACCTTTAGTGTGTTTAGATTTGTGGATTGCAAAGTTATTAGCAAACACTTGCATATTTAAACAGATAAATCTAAAACCGCCGACCTCAACTGTGAATGACCACGAACCATCAAAACTATTTCTTGCTGATATAGTTAATGCTACATCATCATTCTTTCTACCAAGATTAACTCTGTGTTCTGGTAATGTGTAGATACTATATGCTCTAGCACCATCATGAGAACATCTAGTTTCTCTTGTGATCCCTGTTATATCAAGATCAGACAATTCAATAACATTCTCTGCTGTTTTAAATGCAGTGCTATGTTTAACAGGATTATACCCTGCACCAACCACACTTAATACTTGGTTTGTATCTTCACGCACCAATGCTACATGAGAATCTATGCTATCAAAAACACGTTGATACCTTCCGCTTTGTGTTGTATCAAAAAATCCTTTACTTTGTATATGTAAAGGTTCTTTGCGTACTGAAAAATCAGCGCCGTTATAATTGCCTAGATTTGCTAGGACTTCTGTTCTATTCATAATTCTATCTCCCGAATTAAAAAAATTAAAATTGTGGTAGTTTTGATAAAGCAGACTACCAACTGCTTGTAAGGAACTGTTTATAACTCGTTTAACACCTCATGGGTAGAGTGCAGGATGTTTTATGTTGGCTTCCTTTTCTTACCAACCCTTACAATATTAAGCTCTCGCAGGAATCTCAGTTAATCGTTCTTCCCACTAAACGAGCCTAATTAATATCAACAATGAATTTATCAGCAAGATCAGATACAATCTGCATGATATTATCTTTGGCATCACTAGGTAATAATGCAACCGCTAACTCACTAGCGATTGTATTTCTAGCACCATGATAACCATTGACAGAAGTTTCAAAACTAATTTCACCGCCAGCAGTACTGCTATAACCATAATCATACTTTAAGCTGAATACTTCATTACCGTATTTAATATTGAAAGAGTTTAAATCGTCATTTAAAGTTCTTCTAAGAATAGAAACTTCTTCTTCTGCTTGCTTAACTCTTTTTACTGCATCTCTTAAATCATTAAGACCTATTATAAGAGCAGTATACTCTGGTTGATTCGTAAATTGCGTTTCAACATGATCAGCATTGCATAGTATTTTAGTACAAACACCATCAACCATTGCATCTATTTCAAATTTTCTGAATTGTGTCATATTACACCAACCTTGCAGGAATACGAATCATCTGCATTGTAGTATTAGTATGACTTACAGGTGTCATTTGATAATCGCCTTCGACATTGGTTCTTTTATACCAGATGTCATTTTTAGGAAGGACATTAGTATTCCGTCTATAAGCAACCCATTTGCCAAAGTTAATAGATGTATAAGTGCGTGGTACCATTTTAATAGTACCATCTTCTTCATAAATGAAGTTTCCATCTTTATCTTTAACAGGTCTTAAATAATCAAAACCAAATCCTCTGCTTTTAACAGCATTGCGTTTAATTTGATTGATACCAAATAGATTTCCTAATGCCCATAAAAGTCTAATCTT